GCCAGGCGAGCAAGTGTCAGCTCTACCTCTCTCAAGCGAGCAGGAACCTCGTCTAAGTGGTCCAGCTTCTCAAGAATCTTGACAAGGGTTTCCCCATGCTCAAGTTGCTTGGCGTAAATTGCTTGCTGGGTAATGCGTACCCCAGTTGTTTCCTCAGCCATTATTCTTCAGACTCCGAGAAGTCTGCCAGCTCCCAAGCTAGTTCTGCTTCGTTCCAAATGTAGGTAAAGCCGTCTGTTGGGCGTGGAGTTGGTGCTTCCCATTGGCAGGTTTTTTCGATAAGTTGCCAGCTAGGGAATGGCTTAGGTGGAATAAAAGCGTCAAGCGCAGCGTCAAATGTAAAGCCCAGACCTGCGTAGTTTTTGCGGTAGTTTCCGTTATAGCTTGTTCTTTTACAAACCTGTCCTCGAAAGTTACCATACCAAGTTTCAGTATCAAGACCTTCAATTAGTTCGGTTTCGTCAATTCCAGTTATGACTTCAGTCACAATGTTGTTCTCATCTAAAAAAGCGTAGTGTGCCATTATGCGAAACTCACATTTCCTGTTCCGAGGGTAAGTGTTGTCACCTTGAAGGCACCGTCTGTTGCGGTTGTGCCAGTTAGACCTGCGCCGATTGTGATTGTGTTTGCTGCTGGGTATCTAAGAATTACCACACCAGAACCGCCGTTTGCTGCTGCTGCTGCCCCATACGATGGATTTGTATAACCACCACCACCACCACCACCAGTGTTTACTGTGCCAGCAGTCGCAGCGATATAATCAACTGATGAGGTACCACCTGCACCATTACCACCGCCACCAGCACCGCCACTGCTCCTATTGAAAGAACCGCCACCACCGCCACCCGCACGAGTTATAGCTGTGCCAGTAATAGATGAAGATGTGCCAGCGCCACCAGAACCACCAGTAAAAGTGTCACCAGTAGAGTTGCCACCAACGGCAGAAGCTCCACCACCACCACCAGCACCGCCGTAAAAACCGTTCGCAGTAGACCCACCATTATTACCTTGACTTGGTGATGTACTTGGAGTGTTTCCAGACCCAGGAGAACCGTTCCGTGCTCCACCACCGCCTGAACCACCCGAGGCACCAGTCGCAAGAGTTAATCCACCTAGACCGCCACCAGCGCTAGTGTTTGCGATAAAAATTGAATTACCACCGCTAGAACTTCCAGCTGCTCCACCTGCGCCAACAGTTACGGAATAATTTGTTGCTGGTGTTATTGTTATCCCAGTAAAGGCTCGATAACCACCAGCACCACCACCGCCACCACCATTGTAGGAGTAATCACCAGTTGAATTTTGACCGCCACCACCGCCAGCGATTACAAGAGCGTCAAGAGCAAACTCAGCGATTACACCCGCTGCTGAATAAATACCTAATGCTGAAAGCGCCATTAGACTGCGCTCGCATTACCTATGATTCTGTAGGCGTTTGTGCCAACACAGATAACAGAAACTGCGTCATACCGTTGGGCAATTTTGTAAGCGGTTCCAGCGGTTCCTCGACCTGCAAGGCTAACGGCTGTGCCATCTCTGGTGATTGTGACAGTTCCAGCACCATCCATAAGAATGTCCACTCGCTCGCCAGCCTGGAAAGCTGTTGCAGTTCCAATGGTCACTGTGACTGCTGATCCAGAGTCGAACTCTAAAATCTTGTAGCGGTCAGAGGCTGCAACTGTGTAAGTAGTAGCGGTAGACACGGTAAGTGTGGTCTCGTTGCTGAGATATAGGTTTACATCAGTGGCTGCTAGGACTTCACCAGCGGTAAAGGTTTTTCTTGGCATTGGGTTCCTTTGTTCTTAGATTAGTTTACTACCCGTAAGAAAGACGGTCATTGTCTAGCTGACCCAAAACAGCATCATCTAGGATAAAGAGGGCAAAGTCAAGGCGCTCTAGGCTAAAGCTGATGTTCTTGCTACCTGGGGTCCAGTCGTGGTTTATTCCGATGATTCGGCAGTATTGCTCAATGGCTGGCGGAATGTCCGAAGGCTCAAACCTAACTTGCACGATTTCACCAATTTCTAAATCCAGCACTTTGTTTTGGTTTACTGTGCTTAGGGTGTCTAAGACCACTGTGACAGTCTCAAAACGGTACTGTGGCTCCTTGTAGCGAGCTAGGAAGAAGTCAGCTAGGAACTGAAGCTGCTCAGGTTCCTGAATCAAAAGTCCTGTTTGACTTAGCGTTCTTGGGCCATAAAGAGCTTGTGAATCAGCGTCTTCAGCAAAGGCTTCTTCAGGAAAAATGTCTGCGTTGCCTAGGATAATTCTGTTGTAAAGATTTTCTGATCCATAGACTATGTTTACATCCGCAAACTGAATACCTGTGTAAGCGCCTGCGACCACTTCGTCTGAGAACACTAGGTCAGGGATGTTTGGGACAGCGTTTCTTTCCCTAAAAGTAATCTTGCCGTCTTTGGACAAGAATAAAGTACCGAACTCTGAGTTAGCTACTAGCTGTAGGTAGGTGAGAGCTGCTGTTCCTTCTGCGACATCGGTATCTAGCATCAGTGAGTTTCCTGCATCTATGTCTCGCAAATCAGCAGGCCAGTCTACTTCTGGTAGGTCAAGGACAGTATTTATGCGTGCGCCCGATAGCTCGGAATCAGGGGTAAATTCTTCTAGACCTGCGTTGGTAAGAACCGAAAGGGCATCCGATACATCTATGCGTACAACAGACTGCACTCCTGGTTCGTACTGAATGTCAAAATCGTCAATAAACCCAATGAACACGGGAAGTTCGTTACTGCTTACTCGAATTGAACGCCTTGGGACAAGCTGACCGTAGTATGGACCATTCTCGTATAGCGGGTCAAACTCTCTGTCTGAGTTATCTAGTGTGATGGAAAGTACACCAGCGTCAATGCGATCTAGGGCTTGAGACTTACCGCGGCGAACCTGAGCTGTTACTAGCCGACTTGTAATGTCTACATAACGCTCGCCACTTAGTGTGTATCCCGTGTTATCAAGTACACCTCTAATAACATCATCTAGTTTGAAGCCAAGTGGGTCGCTCTGACCTTGATTTACACCAAGCTCTACCTTTACTGCGGGAGCTGGCATTACGCGCCCTGCCAGACAGCACCAGAGGTGCGCTCGTAGTCCTTGATAGCATCTACGATGGCTTTACCGATTGTTGCTCCAGAGCCGACTCCACCGCTTACATTGATTGTAAATTGGGTTTTTTGAGATTCTCTGTTGAACAAGGATTCTGTGCCTGTTGTAGCTATTTCGCCAGCAAGAGAACCAAACTCTCCAAAGCCTGCATTGATAGCTGATAGAGCGCCTGCTCCGCCCTGGACAAGCCTTGAGGCTAATGTTGCCCCAGCCATCGGACCCATACTAATAATCTGCTGTAGAAGCGCTGGGTCAAGACCCATAGTTGCTAGTTGCTTGACGCTGGCTGAGAAAGAGCGAAGCTTGACTAACATTTTTTCCATGTTCCGAAGGATGGAATTTGTAGAGCTACCCAATCCTGTAATGTCAAAGGCTCCAAGTATTGCGTTCTTGATTCCAGCAAAAGTGTTTTTGACCGAATCTAAGAAGGAGTTGTAGACACGCTCGCGCTCAGCTAGTGCTGCCGCTTCTGCTGCCGCTGCTTCTGCCTGAACGCGTGCAAATTCCGCAGCCGCCTGAGCTGCTGCCTGAGAAGCTTCTGCTGCCGCCTGAGCCGCAGCTTGCTGACCAGCAGCCGATCCGTTGTAAAGATTAGTAAGCCGTTTGACAGTCTTAGTTTGGTTCTTTTCTAGGCCCTTTAGTGCTTGGTTTGCTGTTTTGATTGGTGTTGAGCTGCTTGTAACCCACTCTGCTACTGCTTGTGATAAACCGCCAGCAATAAGCCTGGTTTCTTTTTTTGCAACTCTGGCATCTTTTTTTGCTTCTGCGATTAGGGCGGGAAGTCCTGTTAGAGATTTAGATGCCCCACCAGTAGTTGCTTCGGTAGTAGCAGTCTCAGTAACAGCCTTGCCATCTTTACCAATTTTTACGCCAGCCTGCTCAGCCATTCTGCGAAGTTCATTTGCAGCTTCTCCAGCCGAAATCTGGATTCCGTAAATTTGCTGCTTTAGATTGTCTAATTTGGCTTTATCAGCATTAGCTACTTCTCTGCTGAGTCTTTTTGCTTCCTCAGAAGCCTCGGTAAAATTGAGAGCTAATTTGCCAAACTTACCGCCCATGAAAACGCCAGTTTTGGCTGTTTTATCGCCTATCCCATTGAAAGCTTTGAGCGATGCTCCAGCTAGGTTTGTGTTATCGGTAAGTCTTCTAGCCGAATCTGCTGCCAAAAGAAAAGCTGCTCCAGTAACAAGAACGATAGTGGCGATTGGGTTTGCTGCCACAAAAGCAGAAGCTATTGCAAATCCCTTTAGAGCCAATGTCACAGTAGCTAATAACGCACTTAGCTGTAGTAAAACTCCAAAGTTATTAGACAGCAAGCTAAAGGCAGCTCCAAAACTATCGGCAAGGAAGCCTACTGTTGCACCCGTAGTTGTGCTTTGATCTCCGATGTCTTTTAGTAGCTGAGTCAAAGTTTCAAGAGCTGGTTTAGCATCAGAAACAACTTGCACAAGTCTTGGAGTTAGCTCCTCTACAAGTGGCTTTAGAGCTTGAACCAAATCACCAATGGCAGGTAGAAGCTGTGCGCCAACTGTGGCTTTCATGTTTTCAAATTGTGCCGTGAGCTTCTTTTGCTCTACATACAAGTTGCCAGATTGAGCCTTGAAAGCACCTATAGCATCAGCAGCACGCTGGTAAAGAAGCTCCAACCGAATTATCTGTTCGGCATTACGCCTGGCAGCACCTTGAAGTTTGTCTTGACCTCTAGCAGCAAGTTCCGAATTGATTTCGGATTGCTTCATAGCAACACCGAACTTCTCGATTGGGTCATACTCACCGCGGAATAGGGCGGTCATACCAAGCAAGGCTTCTTGGACATCGTAGCCATATGTGGCAGAAAGGTCAGCACCAAGGTTTACAAGCTTTTGTGTTTGCATGGTGACATCATCCATAGCAAAGCCAGACTGCTTTAGAACAGATCCTAGAAAGACCGAAGCCTTGGCTGCGTCTTTTTGGCTAAGACCCATGTTTGCAGAATTGAGAGTAAACTTTTCAATCGCTGGGGCAAAGTCATCAAAGACTGTCTTGACTGAAAAAAGGTTTCGTTCTAGGTCACGAGCAGAGTCAATGGACTGTTTTGTAAATTGAACACCCTTAGCAGCTAAGCCAAATGAGGCGATAGCAGCACCGACTTTACCTAAAGTCCCGCCAAGCCCTGCAGTTGCCCTACCGAACTGTCCTAGCTCTTTAGTGGCGGCTGATACGCCAGTACCCTTGAAGGTGCTGACGATATTCAAAAACATATTGCTCATGGGCGGTTATTCCTGTCAATGTTCTGTTCAACAAATCTAATAGTTTCGTCAATAGCTTTTTTAGCTTGGGCGCTTACTTCTGGCAAGGACTTATCAAAACCAGGGTAAACATTTCTTGACTTTTTATGCTTGCTAGGTTTGACAACACTGCCTAGGTTATGCAAAAACTCTTGTACAGCCATAGGTCGAATTGCGTGGCTTCTCATAATTTCAGGGCCACCAAACTCTCTAATTTTATACATCCTTGTAGTCGCTCTTGAGCCATGCCTTCTAGCCACATCCGCAAGAACTACACCAGCAGAATAAACCCTAACTCTTGCAATTCCTGTTGCACCCTTTTTATTTTTTTGTAATTGTGAGGAAGAAACATTGTCGTATCTTTTTCGTTTTGCCCCGCTTACAGCACTTCCGACTTTTCCATAATTAGTTCCCCAACCAGTACGACCACCATGACGCATACCCCTCATAGGGCCTGCTTCTCCAAGATCTCCCAATTCGTCTTTGACGCTCTTTACGGCTGGTTCTGAAATCTGTTTCCAGCGTTTCTGCAATTCTTTGATTTGCTGTGGATCAATGCTTTTGAGTTCTTTGACAAAAAGTCGCCAGTCTGAAGCATAGACTTTTATAGCACTATTAGTGCCGCTGTAAAGTTTCAATGCCATTTAGTCCGCCTATCTCACTCAAGTCTACCGAACAAAAAAGAAGCACCCCGAAGGGTGCTTCTTCTCAGCGCTTAGGTGCTTGGTGCGTAGCTCGCCATACTAGATAGCGACCAATGGTCCAGAGCATCCGATCATCGAGCTTCATAAGCTCTCTGGGACTAATGCCTGTCTCGACAGCTAATGTGGCAAGATACCAATGAGCTGAACTGTCACCAAGCCCAACTATTTTTTTTGTTCAGACGGGCTGACACTTTCAACGGTGTCCACCCACTCCTCAAACGACAAAGTAGTTGCTTTAGTGCGGGACTCGCTTGCCCAAGCTAGGAAAAGCAAGTGAGTAATCTTGATGTTGTTTTCAAGACTGGCTATTGACATGTCAAACTTAGTTTCAAGCTTTACCATGTCAGACGGATTGCAAATGACTTCTTTTAGCTCATCTGGTTTAGCAGAGTAAGCAACTTGTAGGTTTAGTCTCATTCTTTTATCCTAGCGGATTAGGCTGCGGCTGTGGCTCTAGTTACTGCGCCGTCTACAGGCCATGAAACTGAAAGTGTAGCCAGATCGCCCACTGCGCCAGCGTAAGGCGAGTACTGGGTTACAAGCGCGTTGAACTCGTACTGCGGATTTGTGGCAGTAACGGTTCCAGAGGTAGGTGCAATCTTGACTGCAACTGTAGATCCCAATAGTGGGAACAGTAGTGCGTCTACGGCTCCTGCACCAAAGTCCTGCATGAAGTCAAGGGATACTGAAGCATCCTTTAGGCCACCAATGCGAGTGCGGTAAGAAGAACCGAAAGCGGTTGTCTCTACTTCGTCTGCTGTGATGTCAAGGGTTACTGAGTTTACTGAAGTGCTGAGGTTTGCGGTTCCTACGGTAATTTTGTAATCCGCAGCGTAAAACTTTGGCATGTGTATTTCTCCTAGTTTGCTAAGACTGTGACCGTGAAGTCAGCAGCCAGGTATGTGTTGTCATTTAGTTGAATTGAACCAATCGAGTTCAATGAAGCTACTCGGCAATCGTAGGCTTTACCGCCAAGGCTCTTGTCTAACTCTATCGCATTTTTGATAGAGTTTGCCCCTGTTGAAATGTAAGTGTCTAGCGCTCTTTGAGCAATACGCTCGGCTGAACGACCCACAATCACCGTGACCGTAAAGTTGTACTCTACTAGCCCCTTGGCATAAGCCCTGTCATAATTGACCGAATCCAAAGACACGATAGCTATTGGCGGGTTGGGGTTGTCTGGAATCTCTGCGGATGTCCGAAGACCAGTAATGGTTGCAAGGTTGGTTGCAATCCCAGCTCGGATGTCTGAGATAGATGCCATTAGCTGAAGGTCCTCATAATGCGGTAAGGCATTACTAACTGCTCTACATCTGGGTCAAGCGCACGACCAACACGGATAGCACCGAGATCACCAAAGCCAGCCACACCAAGAGGTGAGTCCAGGCGCTTGTAGATTCTTGAGGACTGAATGATTGTGGCTTGCTTGACTGCGATTGGAACTGCTGACCAACCCCACACGCCAGTCACACGAACGAGAGCTTGCTCACCAAGTATGTTGAACAACAAGTCATCAGTAGAAAGGATGCTTGTGTATGGAACATTTAGTCCATCTTGCTTTCCGTTTACTGGGCGTAGCTGGTAATCTGCCGACCCCCAAGTTACATACTCACTACCGATTTCGTCAGTTGTCTTTAGCTCAGAAAGGCTAATCAAATCGTCAATGATTGTCAGGTAAGAATCTGAGGCAACAAAGTCCCTGGTTGCGGTTCCTGCGTTGTAGAAGTATCTGTAGGTATAGCCGTCAATCAATCGAGAAGCTGACTCAATAGCCATTTCTAGCAGGCTATCGTCTACGGAATCTGTAATTCTTAGCGCGGCCTTGGTTTCTGAAAGTGTGGCGTAACCATTTGTAATTGCCATTGGGTTCCTTTGCTAAATCTAGGTCTAGTCTATCGCCTAAACAGCATACGCTCCTTGATGGCTGTAGAGCTGATTCCTTGTGTGTATGGAATGTAACAAAGCCCTATGCCTCTTTCGTCTAGCCAGTCCTGGTCAAAAGCCATCTGTGTATAGTAATCACGCCTAGCCCAGTCTGAGCCAATCACAATTAGGTCGGGCATGACTGTCTCAATAGTTATACGGCTGTCTGGACCACCAATGTTTGGGATAACTTCATCTACATAACGACAAGCCAATAAAACATCTCTACGGTCTGCATAACTGATAACTGGTGGCTTGCCCTTGTATTCCTCAATGAACTCATCGGTGTTTAGGGCAATCACAACCCTATCGCCAAGCTCAGCGCATCTTCTTAGAAAGTTAGCGTGCCCCGCATGCATCAGATCAAAGGTGCCGCCCGAGTACACTACTCCCACGAGTTGCTTCTTCTTACTTTTAGGCTCCAATTACCCTCTGAATAGTCATTTTCAGCGACTTTTTGGTCTAAAAGTGCCTGATTTGCCCTAAAACTGACCGAATTTTGGCTTTCAAAGCCACTTTTGATAGTTGAGCTGTTCTGATGATGTACTTTGGCTTCAATTCGCTTGATTTCAATGCCTTTTTTGTCAATGCGGCGCTCATAATCGTTGTCATCAAAGTAAAGCGGGTAAAAACGCTCGTCATAAAGCCCTACCTTCTCTACCACGCGCTCTCCAAGCACGATACATGACCAATCTGGCACGATGTCTGGAAAAGAAAGCGTGTTTGGGTCAGCTTGTTCCGCAATCTTGGCTAGTGCGCCTGGCTCAAACCAAGCGTCATCATTTACAAGTACCCAGTAAGGAGCAAGTGGCGTGGTCTTGACAATTAGGTTCCAAGCGCCAACTAAACCGAGTCCGTGTGGTACTTGGATGTTCCACTGATTCTTAGCCATGGCTACTCGCGGTGGCATCCAGTTTTGCGTGCCTGAGTTGTCAATAACGACCAAATGCTCAACTGGATAGTCAATAGAAAGCATCAGGCGTTCCGCTAAGTCAAAACGGCTTAGGGTACAGAAGCCTAAGACTGGAATCACTTGAGTAGCTTCTTTAGTGCTGGTGTCCAATACTTATCCCACACGACATCGTGGTCGTATTGTTTAGCAAACTCAATAGCCTTGTCGGATTTTCCTTTTCCTCTTTCGTAGGCTTCTTCTAATGCCTGCACAATTAGTGGAACCGAAGGTATTGTGAAAAATGAGCCTTGAGAGTTGTCGTACAAAGGCTGACCGCCAATAGTCCATCCTTCGCCAACTAACTCAGCCGAAGCAGCAAAATCAGACACGATTACTGGCACGCCACAGGCTTGAGCCTCAACTGTTGGAATACCAAATCCCTCTCCATAGCTTGTGGCAAGCATTACATCCCAAGCACTATAGATTCCAGCTAGGTCTTCTTGGCTGATACCAAATCGGTAGCTGACAGGATCTACAAAAGCCATGTTGTCCTTTGGAATACCTAGAATCTCACCAAGGGCCATCAGGTTCCAGCCGTGACCGCTAACTGGGTCTGTGTGAATGTAAAGAATTGCGTCTGGGTGCTTTTTGACAAAGATAGAAAACGCCATAAGGTTTTCACCAAAGGCTTTGCGGTGGATAATACCGCCAGACTTATTAGCCGCGTTCATACCGACTACAAAGCGGTCCTTGCCAAAGCCCATGTAATCTTCGATTGACTGACCTGCAATCTTTTCTCTGCGATTGAAAACCTTGGTATCTATAGAGTGCGGAATGTAAATGGAATCTATGCCCTTAGCTTGCAGCTCTTTCTGACCGAATTTTGACATTGCAAGAGGCGTGACATTTTCTTTTGCACTCCACTTGGCTACGCCTGGTGGAACTGGGCTGTGGTCAATCGGTGTCCAAGACGCTACATTCAATCCATCCCAAGCCTTGCCCTGAAACACCCACACATCGTAAAGCGTGATTAGCAGATCAGGTTGCTTTTTGTTTAGCGCTCGCCAGTGCTTGTGACCCAAGATAGCGCCATCATTTGAGTAAACATCCGAGCCACGGGGATAAACAGGAACATCACCATACTCAGTAGCAAACTGAGTCTTGATCCCTTCGTTTCCGTAGTTAGAGATGGCAGCCACATCTGCTCCGTCTCTTTTTAGTCTTTGTATAAGTGCTTCAGTAGCAATGCCGTAGCCTGTAGGTTGTCCAGGTGAATTTGAGAATACGGAAACAGTCCCTTTTATTTTCGACATGTAGGTTGCCTTTCTTTGTTCCCAGCATAGCAAAAGAAAGACCCCAAGCGAACCTACACGCTTGGGGTCTTTCAGCTTTTTAGCTAGGGTTTAGCTTGCGCCACCCTTGAACTTCACGACATGTGAAGCGTGGGTTAGGTTTCCGTCTACGCGCATGGTGACACGGAATGTAGTTACATCCTTGTCGAACGCGAAGTCGGATGACTGTGCCACTTGGATACCGCCTGCGGTTCTAATTTTGTATGACGGCATGTGTCCGTAGCCTAGGCTGAATGCCGCTGTGCCTAATGCACTTACAGCAGGATTTTCATATACTGGGTAGCCAAGTAGGGTTGCTGGCTGGTTCTGAGCAGCGTTTCCGCCTTCAGTCCAGATGTAGCGACCATCGCCATCCTTGATCTTGCGAAGTGCAGCAAGACCAGACTTTGCGGTGATGAATCCAACACCAGGAAGCAAGCGTGCCTGTCCATCTAGTGCGTAAACCAAGTCCACGATGTTCTCGTATGTTGGCGCACCAGATACTCCAGTTCCGCCAGTTACAGCAGAAGAAGCAGCGGTCATAACACCAGTAGGCTCAACAGTTCCAGTTCCAGTGGTTAGACCAGTGTTTACTGCGAAACCAATTGAGTTTCCAGCCTGCTCAGCGATAAGCGCTGATAGGTCGAAACCTGCATCGTTTAGTAGTTCGTTAGCCACAGGTACTAGGAAGCTGTACTTGAAAGCACCCAAAACGATTGAGCTGAATGTTGGGTCAGAGTCAGAGATTTGTACACCCTGTCCCTTGATGGTCGCGGTTGAGCGAGCAGTTAGGGTTGGGATGGTTAGTGACTCACCAGTAGTTGTGTTGATAACCTGTCCAAGGTCAAGCATTGGACCAGCCAGTCTTGCGATCTGGAATACCTGGTCGTAGAAGCTCTTTGGAACAGTGTTGTCAGAAGAAGTTAGGGTACGCTTCTCAGACTTGAACTCGTGTCCGCCACGGATTTCTCCCATAGCGATTGAGCGCAGAATGTCAGACTCTGACTTACGGCTTTCCTCAACGGTTGTGTTTAGTGTTGCAGCAGCTTCGTAAGCACGGTTCTCGCGCTCGGTTAGCTTGCGTGCGGTGTCAATCGCTGCATCGCGCTGGTCAATGTCAGCCTCAATGCGAGCAATCTTTTCGCTTTCCTCAGAAGATAGTCCGCGGCTCTCGGCGGTAGCTAGGTCTAGGACCTCGCGTGCCTGAGCAATCAAGTTGTTGCGAACTTCTACCTGAGACTTTACAAATTCAGACATTTAGTCTCCTTGAATAGTTGTTGGTAGGGGATTCCTGCGGTGCTAACACTCAACAGATACAGCGGTGCTAACACTCAACTGCTATGACAAGTCTATTAGTTGGAAAAAACACGGTAAAAGAAAAGGCCCCCACCGAGGAAGGGAATACTCGGTGAGGGCAGGAAATCAGTTTACCTGATTTCTTTAGGTTCGACAACCCTGACTTCTTTAGCAGGTGTCGAAGACTTTTCTTCTAGGGCAACTACAGCATCGGCAAACTCGTCTGCCATCTCAGCAATAACGCCTACTGATGGGTTTCCAGCCGCCTTTAGGATAGCGTCTTTGATTTCTTGTTTGGTAGCCATTTAGATCCTTTTCAATAGCAGGTCAAGTTGTTTCTTTTTTAGGTCTAGCAGAGCAAGACCGTTATCGCCAGCTTCAACCTTAGCTTCAGGCTGCTGTCTTAGTTTGCCAACGACATCTGTAATCAAAGAAGCCGACTTCTCGTCTAAGTCTTCACCTGACTCTAGCTTTAGAAGCGCGTTGGCAAGTTCGTCTGCGTCAATAGTAGGTTGCATAGACCTAACAGTAGCAGTAGTAGCTGAATAAGCGGGGAAGGTCACGATACTTACTTCGTGCAGTCTAACCGACTCTAAGGTTCTAACCGAACCATTCTCGGACCAAGTGTCTTTGATGACATTGAAACCAAAGCTCATAGAGTCAATTACTTTTGAACGCAGAAGCTCTGCAACATCGCGCCCACGGGTTGTCTTAGGTAGTCTGGCTTTTACCTTTAGTCCGTATCGGTCTTCGGTAAGCTCTAGGCTTCCACCGCGAACCGAAGCAAGCGGCTCGTTGGTGTCGTGGTTCCAGAGAAGCTTGATTTCGTTGCGAGACTGTAGCGAGCGCTTAAAAGCTCCAGGAGCAACAAACTCACGGAAACCGCCTAGGTCTTCTGAGGAGCTATTGAACACAGATGCGTAACCAGTAAAGGTCATGCCATCATCTTCTGACCGAATCTCAAAC